TCCTTCATGTCTTCGTAATCTTTGTAAAACTCAAAAACCGCCCATGAGCCTCCTCCCAGTGTACCCAACAAAGGTAAGATCCAGAACATCTTACCAAGCATACCTTTCCCAGATACCTTCACGCCACCATATTCTATTTCAGACATAACTAGCCCTTTTTCTTTTTAGGAAAACCCGCTTTCATATTAGCATACGCCTTCGGTGTGATCGTACTTTTCTTTTTTGAACGAGATTTTCCCGCTTTTTTTCTTGCATTTATGTTAGCGTACAAACCTTTTTTCATAATTTTTCCTACTCATATTGACTATTTATTAAACTGTTCATTTTCTGACTAGACCCAACCATCATTAAGTAAGCCGCTACGTTATTATCTGACAATACCGCATCTGGAACTGTTGCGCTAGAAAAAAATCCTGGAGTGTCCTGTAACATAGTTTGAGCGTTAAAAAAACTCTTGGCATCTGATATTACGTTCATAATAATAAGGGTTTTTAATTGATTGCTATTATCATATCTACCCTTATCACCCATTTTCTTTACAATTTTTGTTCCTGCTTTTTGTTTCTCTTCTTTCTTTTCTGCTTTAGTTTTAGGTTTAACTACTTTCTTCTTTACTACTTGTACTTCTTTTTTAGGTTCTTCTTTAACCTCTTCCTTTGGCTCCTCTTTTACTTCTTCCTTAACTTCTTCCTTCGGCTCTTCTTTAACTTCCTCTTTTAGTTCTTCTTTAGGTTCTTCTTTGACTTCATCTTTTACTTCTTCTTTAACTTCTTCTTTTGTCTCTGGTTCTGTAGTTGTTTCAGGCTCAGGTTCTGTCTCTGTCGAAGCCACTACTATTTTCTCCACAGGAGCTTCTACTTCAGGTTTAGATTCTTCTGCATCAGGGGTTACAGGTTCTATTTCTGGTTCAGGAGGAGCAGGCATGTTTGGAGGAGGCAACATATCCATTTCCATCTCCATTTCTACATCGGCAGCGGTAACAGGAGGCTCCGTATTTATGTCTGGCATGTCAAACTCTACGTTAATGTCTGGAATATCAAAATCCATCTCAAGCTCTAACTCCATTTCCACCATCTCATAAGAAGTTTCAACTTCACCACCACTATCAATAGGCTCTAAGTCATAGTTACCGTCAGGTTGTTCTATAGTATCATTATGCTCAAATATATCTTCTACAATATCTAATTCTTCTTGAGTGGCATCTCCGTTTATGTACACATATTGTTCAACAGTGGTTATTGTCTGAAGTATAATCTGAGAGATAACATTATATAACACGTTTATACTTACATCATCGAACAATGGTCCAATAGCTAAGTTAATATCTCGTCCACCTACCTCTACAATAATAGATGTAAGAGCGTTAGCAAAATTAAAACTCCCAGTATATTCTTGATACCCGCTTGTAACACCCGTTGCCGATAGTACGTCTGTTCCTGAAAAAGAAGTGGTCTTTCCATCTTTACCTGTAATATGCATGTAGATGGAGTCAGCCGCGTCTTGCTTGTCTACCTTAATAGTGTACGTTGTCTTGCCACCACTACTTATATTTAGATCTGATATGTCTATTGTTTGTATAAATGTAGTACCCATACCACTGACACCCATTGTGGAGGTGCTATTACCAGACCCTGTTATCTGAGCGCACTTATCTGCACCAAGTTGACCGCAAGTAGATCCTGAAGAAATAGAAGCTGGGCCTTGTCCTCCCCAATCAGAATCCATATCGCCTTCTTTAGTAGAAGTTACAAAATTATTATCACCATCAAGGACATCTCCTGAGTCAGTATTGACTACTGTATCTGTGGTTGTAGTCGTGGTAGTAACTGTAGTCGTAAGTGTACCCGCACCATCATTCTGAGTAGTTATGTCTATACTTTCAACAATTGTCTCAATAACTGCGGGATCGCACAGACCTACAGTTCCTGAAGGGCAAACCTCGTCTGCTTTAGAGAAGGAGGAGCAGGCTAAGAATCCCAAGAGGAGTAGCCCATAACTTAACTTTTTCTGCATCAATCGGCCTTTTGTTGGGTTTAACTTTCTTCTTCTTTACCTTCTTTATTTTTTTTTCTACTTTCTTCTCCTCTAACTTAGTAGTTAGAATGTTTGTTTTTATTGCAGAGTCTTCTGGTATCATTCCCATACCTTCGCCTAGCCACGCAGTTTTAGCTTCATCTCCAATCTTACCCATATACGGGCAGGGAGTTCCTGCCATCCACATTGCATCAAAGATACGGTAATCACCACAAAGTGTAGAAACCGCCGCTACTTTCATCCCCATAACGTAAAGACCACGACTAAGTTTTAATCTCTCACAGTTCTCATCTGTAATAGTAATACCTGTGGCTATGCCTAGCACTTGAGTTTGCACGCTTGCCGCCGCCGCAGACTTACACACATCATTGTTGTTTACTACAACAGAGGGTGCGCTTGCTGTCGGAACAGACTTATCTGTCACAACCGTACTCGAAACTGTATTGCTATCTGCGGCTTGTGTTATAGCCGCAAAAAACAAATAACCAATCATAATAAAGGCTATAAGAAAGCATATTAAAACAGTTTTCTTTTTAACTCTCATATTAGCCCATTCTAAAAAATATACTTACTAACATAGCAATAGTTGCGCTTAAACCAGTTATTAAAAACGCCTCTAAACGCTTGAGTCGGTAGAATACTTCTTTAAATTGTATATGGTTTTCAGTTTCTAACTTAGTAACTCTAGGTTCTAAACCGTCTACTCTTGAGTGAGCCTCTTTTGCTGTTCTAGCCATTATGATACCGATACTGTTACTGTTCCAATTGCGCCTGTTCCCAATAATCCAGAACAAGCTGGGACATTGGCTAGTGTTATCTTAACAAATCCTTCCAATTCATACAATGCCCCTGTTTCTAAACCAACATTATTCCCTGATTGTAGGTTTGTTAATGTTAATTCTGTTCCCCTTAAACCTCCAGGGTTTTGAACTTGATCCATAAAAGATTCTAATGTTCTAACTAAATCTGAAACATATACAGTATTTATTTCAGAAGGAGGCGTAGGTAGCCTTGGAAATGGGGTAACTGTACTCATTATCTTCTACCATCTGCGCGTAGATTTATTCTAGGGCTTCCCAACCTCCAACGAACGCCCGCACCAGTAGAAGATACTTTCATAGCAAATGATCTTCCTCTTAATCTAATGTCGGCTTTAGTTGTAAACTGCTCAAAAGGCACAGTAGTTGTTGATATTGCAGAAGAAGTCACAGTATCTGTTTCAGCTTGTCCATAAGAACTACCAGGATAATCTTGCATACTTAAAGTTATGTTTACCGCAGGAGATGCGCCAGATGTAGAAGACCCTTGAAATGTAAAATCTGGTATAATTCTATTAATAAATACCATTCTTTCACCTTCACCAACGTCCATTGGACTAGACTCTAAAGATGCTGTCATAGCGGAACCGTCATCGTCATAACCAATTTCGTGATTGTATAAGTATCCGTCTTGCGCCCCAATGGGATACTGGTTTACGCCTCTATCCATAAATGCTGTTCTAGATAAAGTTCCGTAATACCAAACACCTTCACCGTAATTATAAGTAACATATCTATCGTTTTGACCATTACCGCCATTAGCAACTGAGTTAGTATCAGAACAATAAAACCAAGTTATTTCTGTAAATTCACTATTGTGAGAAGCATAAACTTTATCTTTTTGACTATAATTAAAATCAAAAAATACCTGTTCTTTTACAGTACATGGTAAAGCTTTAGTACCACCTTGATAAGTATAAAAAGAATCTTGCCCCATCCAGAAAACTGCTTCTTCAACAGCAACTGCTGCATTTGGACCCATTATTGTAATACCAGTGGCTAATGCGTTTATACCAAAAGTAAAAGGCGGCCCTATAAATTGCATAGATTGCAGAGAAGTGTCAGTAAAAATCATAATTTCTCTTTTTGTTTCTATGGCAGTGACAAATTTAGAACCACTACCTATTCTTAAATCACCAGCAGTATTAGTAGCAGTCGGAGTCCAATCTGTTAAAGACTCTGAACTTGAAAAACGTATAAGTAGTGGATCTTGAACGGCTGTACCTATTGTGTTTGCTCCAAAACAAATTACATGCCTAGAGTTGTCTGACACCATTACTTGTTTAGATATTGTAGGAGCATCTGAAGATCCATCTAAAGAAGTAATATTTACTGCTCTTGCCGATACACCCCCACTTTTATCCCAATAATAAACTGAACTATCTCTAAGATTTAAAAGTAAATCTTCACCAAAGTTATCTTCGTTCCACAAAGCAAGCTCAGTTTCGGTAGTAACATCTGCGGCAGAACCCCAAGTTCCTCGTTGCCAAGTTCCCGCACCCCAACCAGTACCACCAACTTGAGTATCTAGCCCACAATCAATTTGATACTTAGCAACAGTACTTCCGCCGCCATTGCCTGAGTCGCTGCCGTTTGCCGTAGCAGATAAATTTATGGTATATGTGTTAGCAGTTGGAACAGTTTGTATTTCAAATTCTTGATTAAGAACGGCTGCTGTAATATTTCCCCCTAAAGAAGCTGCACTGCTAAAAGTAACAAAATCTCCTACATTTGATCCGTTATTACTGTCTGTTACAGTGGCTACAGCCGCACCATTAGCAACCGAAAAAGTTGCCGTGCCTGTAGTTGTTTTTCTAAGAGGTGTAATATCATTAAAATCAGCACCCTGTACAACGTAATATTTTATATTAGTACCCATTCCTATAAACTTAGTTCCACTTAGGGCTACCCAAGAAAATAAACTTCGAGCTGAACCAAGATAAGTGTTAGTTGAGTATTTAACCCAACCCCCTATTTTTTCAGGAAAACCAAATCTAAACCTAACTTTATCGCTATCTACCCAGCCGCCCTCATTTGTATACGAAGTAACATCTCTATTGATTCCAGGTCTATACTGTAGTTTCTGTATGGGCATTAAGTGTCTCCATCAAAGTTTAATTTTCAACCCAACTAGTTGTTGCTTCATTCCATCCGTAGTGCTTGCCATCTGATGGGTACGCTATCGGAGCTTCATATTTACATGTGGTTTCATTTAGTACCCAAGAAGGATAGGGAATAGGTTCTATAAAGGCATCTCTAGAACTATCATAAGTATAGCCTATGCC